GATTTAAAAGGTACAATTACGTCTTGTGGTAGAGCTAGAGCTGCATCGATAAGTCTTTGCTTTACTTCTCTCTTATCGACTCCTTCAAACCATACAATGATATCTAAGTCTCCAAAGTCAGCTTTAGAACCTGCCTTAACAGATCCTGATAGAGAAGCTTTTTTAAAGCCTGGTATTTTACTTAGAACTTCTTCTACGTATTTATTGAATGTATTATGTACATCTCCTCTTTCTATTCTATTTCCTCCTGCTACTCCACTCATTATGCTCTGTATTGTATTAAGTTTGAATTATCTGGTAAGAATTTACCTTTTAGTCCTAATCTTTCTTGATTTTCTATCCAATATGACTGTAAATCTTCCGGTATATCTGCTCTTGTTGAGTCTAATATCTTAAGATAAGTATCATAAACGGCATGTAAATCTTGTTCAGATAAGCCTGCTTCTAGTGTTTCCATCAACTTAAAATAGTCTCCTATTGTATCTCGATCTAAATTTAAACTATATAACTGGTTTAATAGGTCGATTGCTTGTTGAGGTGTATTAGCTACTATCTCTTGTGTTTCTTTACTCTTTACTCCATAATTGTGAGAGAATGTATACCCTTTGTGAGAGAATAGTGATACAAGTAGCTGTGTTCTATGTAACCCTTTTACGTTTCCTGAGTAAGTGGCTGAGTGATAAGCAAATGAAAGCCAATCTACATCTCCTACATTTACATCTATTTGAACGTTTTGACCTACTACTTCGTTATTCTCATCATACTGAGGGAATAAAAGAAATAAAGCTCCTGCTCCTGATCCTTTTACATCTGCTATAATCTCTGTATCAGCCTCTAACACTTTCTGTGCTACTGCTACAATTACGGCTCTCTTCATTAGCTGATCATCAGAAGAGGTTCTAGCTCTTTTCTTAAATCCTTCAAATAAAGCTTGAACGTGTTTCTCATCCAGACCCCAATCGTTTATATCATCAAAGGATGACCCGGCAAGTGCTAGGTCAATATCCCCTGAATAATCTTTTTTTCCTACAGATCCTAGAGTTTTCATCTCTCTAAAGAATGGTTCTGCTTTTGGAAATATTGTTTTGAACTGTTTAAAGAACTCTAATAGAGTTGGTTTAATATGCTCTTTCTTTATTGGTGCTGTACTATCGAATACGTTTCCTCCCATGTTACTTTTTATTTACCTAAAGATACGCATAATGTTTAGATTATGCAACAGTTATATTAAATAAATAGTACTAAAGTTTGATAGTAGTTGGATATGATGTAAACTTAGGCTCTGTTGTTGGATGCTCAAGCTCATATAGTTTATAGATTAATTTGAATAATTCAAAGTTCTTTTCTATATCATCAATCACTTTTAACTCCCATCCTTTACCTTGGATCTTTTTACCACTCTTATCCTCTCCTCGAGTCGATGCTTTTAGCCAAAGGATTGCTGTTCTATCAATTTTAATTCCTTTTGTTTCTTCGATTGATTTAGCATAAGCTGCTAATTGCAAATCGTATGATTTATGTAGGTGATTTGATGTTTTGAAGTCAATAAGCCAATTCTCTCCGTTCATCGATACAACTATATCAGCTGTTCCTGCATACTTATGGGTGTCTGAGTATGTAAATTCTTCTGTGAATATTAGCTCAGGTTTTGCTACTGCCCAAAACTCTTTGAACTTTATAATCATTCCCCATACTAATTCATTGTAACGGGCATTACCGTAATCATCCATCCAGGTAATTTCCTTACCCTCTAATAGCTCTTCGATTGCATTATGAGTTTGAGTACCTTCATCTCCGGCTCTTCTCATTATAATATCCGAGTTGTGTCCTACATCTTTCAACCAAGATTCAAAGAACTTATTCTTTGGCATGTGTTGTAGGATTGAAGTAACTGAAGGGTAGTATACTCCCTCTGATCGTTGGTAAACCCTTCTGTCTAAGAAGTTAATCTGTTTAAGTTCAGGTTGAAAATCTAACCTTTTCTTAGCGTGTTCTGACAGGATGTTTGCTCCTTTTTGTATCATAGTTTTATTTATTTTTGCACTTATCGAAGTGCCATTGTTGCATTTGTGCTGCTCCTCCCTCTCTCTTACAGTGGGGACATATTAATGTTCTTCTAGGTTTTCTCAAATTTTTTAAATGCTCTTCTGTAAAGACTATTCCTTTTTTTGCAATAGACATTTTTCTACAAGTTTCGCTTGAGAGTTTCTTTCCTAAGTTTATATTTGATATCTTTTGTTTTGTTTCTTCGGAATGTTTCATTCCTGTATGAGTTTTTGATATCTTTGCTTTTGTTTCCTCTGATAGAAATCCTACCCTATCGTTTGAACCTGTTAATCGGCAGTTTAGTCCTTTTTTACCTGTTACATTAAAAAAATCTTGCCAATACCTTTCTCTTACGTTTAATTCAATATCCCTACACTCTTCAATTAATTCAAATATGTGATTAACTACTCCATGTTTCTTTATAGACCGATGTAGTCGTGGTTGTCCCTTTCCTTGAACCCTCTTATAATCCTCCCACCGTCTATCAACATCCATACTCTGTCCTACATATACTCTTCCGTTTGGATTTACTACTTTATATATTCCTATCATACTACTTATCTTTTATATAAATAGCTTGCTTTTTACAAACGGTTAACCTTTTTGTATCATGTTATGATAGTTTGTAGCGGAGTAACTTTCCGAAGTCCATTTCCTCTGCTTGTTGTACATAACGAGTGAAGCTTGCAAAGCCCATCTCGCTTGGATCCTTATCTTGCATATCTACTAGATATACCTTCTTTCCCATATTCAGAAACTGTTCTGTGTATGAAAGTGCCTTTTTAAATGCATCCCTGTCTAGGGCTACGTATATGTCTTCTACCTGACTTGATACTATCTTTTTTATCAAAGATTTTGATAAAGACTTACCAAGTATTGGTACTGCGTTTCTTTTTACTGCTATTGCATCAAATACTCCTTCTACAAGTATAATAGGCTGTGACCAGTTGATTAAGTTCTCAAACCCTATTATATCCTTAGAACACTCTGGATTTCTATATTTATGGTAAGCATCTTCAAATGTTCTTCCTACAAAGAAGTTTAACTGGTTATTCTCATTATAGGATGGAATAATCACTCTTCCACTGTATTCTCCTGAGGTACAGTAACCAATATTGTATTTTAGGAAGTCTCTATCGGTAAAACCTCTTTTATAGAGGTACTTTCTTACCTTATTTGCTATAATAGATGTAGTGGATGCTGTATGAAGTGCTTGAAATTCTTTAGGTAATTCTACTACCGAAGCAGGTGCATAACCTATTTCATCACCTTTTCTTACATATTTGAGTATTTCGTAAGCCTGCTCTGCAGGTATTTGAAGTTGTTTGAGTAGGGACTTTATCGTACGTCCTTTAAATCCACATACCCAACATTCAAATGGATTTTGTCCATTCTCATCTGTGTGAAGGTTTACTTCTAGTTTTGGTTTTTGGTGATTGCATTTAGGACAGTTAAATGCATAGTTCTCCCTAGCTCTTTTGTGGGACTTTCCTAAGACATTCTCTATAAAACCTAATAATATATTGCTACTCATAAAAGTACATAACTGATTGACATTATAATATACAAAAAAAGACTTGAATAAACAAGCCTTTCTTTAATTATTTAAACTTCTTAAGAAGTGATTCATTTTGCTTTATTAAGTTAAATGTTTTTAATACTGCTTTTCTGCTCTTATTAGTCCTTGTCTTCTGAGGAGAGCTGTGTGATACTTTTGCCATTATACGTCTATTACTTTTATTCTACCTCTTTTATCTTGCATTAGGTTATCCATTTTAATTGAACCTCCTGGTCCCTCTAAGTCTGGATATATTCCTAATAGTTCTGCTTCTTCCATTATATCGTCAATTGGAACATCCTTTTCATTTCCTGTAAAAGGCTGTAGGTCTTCCATTGTAATGATTCCTAGTTTAGGATTTCTAACCTCTACATCGTATATGTATACAAAATATTTAGTTCTTTGACCTTTTATTTGCTGTGCATCTTCTAGTTCTTCTGAATCAGTAGTTACTTTTTTTACTTTATCTCCTACCATAAAGACTGCTCCATAATCACCTTCTCCTAAATACTCTCCTCCTTGGTCAATGATATCATTTACAAGTTCTTGGTATTCTTGAGTTGGATCTAAGATCTCTTTTAATAAGGAAAACAGTTTCATTATTTTAGTTTAGCTGAAAAGCTTCTAGCAAGTCTAGGCATATTTTGTCCACCAGCTGTCTTTCCTGATTTTGCCTTTTCAATAGCTTCTGCTGCTGAGGATGCTTTTACCTCTACATCATCATCGTCATCTTCTCCTACTCTGTAATACACTATGTATGTTTGTTCATCTCCTCCTTCGTAAATAGGTTTTTCACCTCTAGAGATTCTAGCTACGTTGTCTGGATTTGCTTTGTCTAGTATTTTATTTCCTCTTACTGGATCTCCCTCAGGACGTCCTTTTGCTATTGCTGTAAGAATATTTCTGAAGTCATCTGTAGTTCCTCCTTTAGTTTGTCCTATTTGTGGAGAATATCCTTTCATTGCTTCAAGTACTATTTCTCTTAATTCTGATCTTTTCATGTTGGTATTTCTATATAAATAGATGTTAAAATTCTAATATTCTGATGTCTAAATTTCCTGTTCCTTTTATTAATCTATGATAAGTATCTTTTGGTATAAATATATTGTCCTGAAGCTGTTGCGGTATTGAATCTTCAAATTGTAATTGCCAATCTGTAGTACCTACTACTTCCACTTGTCTATCGTTTCTATCTCTATGCCAAACTAATTCCTCTTCCTCTACATCCTGTGTAAACTTTCTATAGATGAAGTCAAATGTCTTTAATTCATAGTAAGGTCTATCCATTCTACCAGTATCCGCTAAAGTTT